ATTTTGCTACGATTGAAGGAATAAATGTAAGAAAGAAAAATGATGTTATAACTTTGGACTATTCTGAAGTTGAGTGGTTGAAGCAAAGTTTTGCGACTAGATCTGAAAGTGTTACTCCTTTCTTAATTAGTTTCTGGCAAGGAACTATGGAACTTACTCCATCTTCTGACACTTGGGTTGATACTGCTAGATTGCAACCTAAGATTATTAATGTTGAAGGTGATTATCAATCTGTTTATAATAGGATGGTTGAGAATGGTGAGATAGATGAACAGACGGGATTTGGACCAGTAACATGGGGTTCATGGCAGACTACATGGACAGGAACAACAACTAATGATACTAATAGAGATACTACAATTTCTAATCAAACTCGTGTCTTTGGAATGGGTGGTTGGATTAATAACTTTAGTGGTGGATTTGGGAACCCTGCTAGAAGGATTAGAGAAACAGTTAATCGTGTCACTAGAGAAACTACAAGAACTACAACTCAGCAAGGTGTTGAGAATAGGACAGGTACTCAAACATTAGTTACTGAATCATTCGATAGAACTTCTGTTGGTGATAGGGTTGTTAGTAGAGATCTTATCCCATTCATGAGATCTAGAAACGTTGAATTTATTGCTAAGAGAGTTAAACCTCTAACAAAACTTTATGCTTTCTTTGATGGGCAGGATGTTACTAAGTATTGTGTTCCAAAAATTCTTCAAATTAGTATGACCTCTGGAACTTTCCAAGTAGGTGAAACTGTTAGAGGAATGGTTAATCCAACAGGTCTTAGTCAGATAACTGCAGATAGTTTAGCTAATATTACTTTCAGAGTAGCACAATCAAATCATAAAGAAGGACCATATAATGTTCCTACTAAGGTCTTTGCAGAAAACCCTTATACAAATCAGAGTTTTCCTGCATCTTATTCTTCTACTTCTAATGTGTTGAATGTGGATACATTCTCACTAGCTAATGAACCACAAGGATCTTACTTTGGTTGGGTTCAACAAGGAATGGTTTTAAGAGGTCAAAGTAGTGGAGCAATTGCAACTATTGATGAAGTTCAACTTCTTTCTGATATTGGTGCATTCTGTGGTGGATCTTTCTATATTCCTAATCCTAATAATATTAGTTTCCCAAGATTTGAGACAGGAAGTAAAGTTCTTACATTAACTAATGATGCAGACAACAATCCTGATAATGCTACAACTGTTACTGATGAAACATTTACATCTGCTGGAACATTAGAAACTGTTCAAGAGAATATTGTTTCTGTTAGAAATGCTAGAATTGAACAGAGACAGCAATTCCAAGATAGAAATGTTAATAGAAGTCTTGGAACCGAAGTTGTAGGATCTCAAGTTCTTTCTGAAAGTACAAATCAACAAATTATTGGATGGTATGACCCTCTTGCTCAATCATTCTTAGTTGAAGATCCTGGTGGAATATTTGTTACCAAGTGTGATGTATTCTTTAGAACTAAAGATGATATGGACATACCTGTGGTATTCCAAATCAGATCTATGAAGAATGGATTGCCCACACAACATGTTCTTCCTTTCTCTGAAATAGTATTAGATCCTTCAGAGGTTAATATTTCTGCAGATGGATCCATTGCAACAACGGTAGAATTTAAAGCACCTGTTTATCTTGAAGGTAATAATACCGAGTATGCAGTAGCTTTAGCATCCAACTCTACTAAGTATAGTGTTTATATTTCAAGGATAGGTGAAACTGATCTATTAACTGATACGTTTATTTCTAATCAACCATACTTAGGTTCTCTCTTTAAGTCTCAAAACGCTTCTACATGGGAACCAAGTCAGTGGGAAGATTTGAAATTTACTATGTATAGGGCAGAATTTGAAACATCTGGTACTGTTGAATTTTATAGTCCAGAATTAACTCAAGGAAATAATCAAATTCCTACATTAGCACCAGATTCAATAATTCTTGGTTCTAGAAAATTAAGAGTTGGTCTTGCAAAAACTGTTGGTGATAGTTATGAATTAGGTAATACCATTATTCAAGATGGAACTATGGCAGAAGGTAATATTGTGGGATCGGGTGGATCTATTATTCCTGCTGGTTTAAGTATCACTAATGCTGGTATTGGATATACACCTCTTGATGGTAATCAAACATTCAGTAGTGTAAATCTAGTAACAGTAACTGGTACTGGAAAAGGAGCAGTTGCTAATGTTTATGTTAATAATGGAGTTGCGGCTGCTGCTACAATTACTTCTGGTGGAACAGGATACTCTGTAGGTGATGTACTTGGTATTACTACTATTGGAATTTCTACTGGTGGTAGTGGAACTGTTGGACGTAATGCTAGATTTAGTATTACTGGTATTGGAATGACCAACGAATTGACTATTGATAATGTTCAAGGTGAGTTTGTTGTTGGTGCTGCAAAAACCCTCTTCTATACCAATAGTTCTGGTATTAAAACTGAACTTGGATATGTAAATGGTGGTGATGTTACAATCAATTCTATTGATGTTGAATCTGATGGATTACACATTCAGGTTAATCATAAGAATCATGGAATGTACTCTACTCAAAATAGAGTTAAAATATCTGATGTTCAATCTGATATTAAAGCAAGCAAATTAAGTATTGCTTTAGAATCGGGTAATGATGCCTCATTTACTGTTGACGATGCAACTGTATATACAAACTTTGAAAATGTTGGAGTTGGTACAACCAATAGGGGTTATGTTAAAATCGGAAAAGAAATTATTGAATATAACAATGTAGTTGGAAATGTAATTAGCATTTCTGCTAGAGGTGATGATAAAGTTGATTACTCTGTAGGAACCCCTGTTTATAAGTATGAACTTGGTGGAGTCAGTCTTAAGAGAATAAATGCAACTCATGGACTTTCAACTACCACATCAACAGCTACTTCTGGATCAATCACTTTTGATTCTTATAATATCAAACTTGATATGACTGGAATTGGTACTGTTAATGATGATAGAAGTAATGATGTTGGATTCCCTAAACTATACTTAAATCAAACTAAGTCATGTGGAGGATATGAAACAAAGGCAACACAAAATATGCCATTTGAAATTATTACTCCAATAGTTCAAAATGTTACTACTACAGGAACTACTCTAGGATGTGAGGTAAGAACTACTTCTACCTCAAGTATCAGTGGAAATGAAACTTCATATCTTGATGAAGGATTTGAATCTATTGCAATAGGTGAACCAAATTATCTTGATAGCCCAAGAGCAATTTATTCTAAAATTAATGAAGATGAAAAATTGGATCAAGTTGAGGGTAATAAATCTCTACAAATGAGATTAACTCTTGGAACCACTGATCCTAAAGTAAGTCCAGTAATTGATGGTCAAAGAGTAAGTACTATTCTTACAAACAATAGGGTCAATAGTGTTGTTAGTGACTTTGCTACAGATAGTAGAGTAAAATCTATTACTGATGATCCTACTGCCTGTCAGTATGTTACAAAAGAACTTCAATTAGAAAGTGCTGCATCTTCAATTAAGATAATACTATCAGGTCATACCAACCCTCATGCTAAAATTAGAGCATTCTATGCTGTTGGAAATGATCCTGGATTTGAACCAATATTTACTCCTTTCCCTGGATTTGATAATCTTAATAATAGAGGTGAAATGATTGCTAGACAGAAGAGTGATGGATTACCTGATAGAGCATCTATTCCATCAAATCAATATGGATTTGGTGATAATGCAACATTCAAAGAGTTTACATTTACAGCAGATAAATTACCTACATTTAGATACTATAGAATAAAACTTCTATTAACATCAACAAGTCAAGTATTTGTTCCGAAGGTTAAGGATCTACGTGTAATGGCTCTTGCTTAATATGGAATCTTACGATATTGAAGGGCATAAGGATCTCGCAAGGGATCCTCATACAGGTACAATTATCAATGTAAATTCTTTGGATTATCAACATTATATTGCATCCAGAAATGCAAAAAATTTAAAGAATGAAAGAGTGGAATCTATGGAAGAAGATCTTGCCAATTTAAAAGGTGAGATTGGTGAAATCAAATCTCTATTAAAGGAACTGGTCAATGGCAAGTAAAAATTTAACATTTGACCCATCGGCAGGAGTACCATATGCTGCCAATCTGACAATTTATACTGGTGCAAGTTTTAAAACTACTTTTAATGTAGTTGATACTTCTAACGTTGCTTTTGATTTTCAAACAGGAGCTGGTTCTACTGCTGGTTTAGGAATAACTTGGAGTGGATCTGCTCAGATGCAAAAAAGTGCAGGTGTAGCAGCTACAACAGTTGCAGCAGGAACTTTTACCGTTGGATTTACAAGTTCTAGGGGTGGAGTTATTGATATATCAATGGGATCTACTGCAACAACAAGTCTTTCGGAAGGAAGATATGAGTATAATGTTTTAGTAAGTTCTGGAACTACAATTTACAATCTAGTAAATGGAAATATTCTAGTATATACTGGCATAGCTTCAGCACTATAAATATATTCAGGGGTAATTGTATACATGGCATCTCCATCAAGTAGATCAGAATTAGCAGATTATTGTAGAAGGCAACTGGGTGCTCCCGTGCTGGAAATTAATGTTGCTGATGAGCAAGTAGATGATATTATAGATGATGCAGTTCAATACTTTCAAGAAAGGCATTTTGATGGTGTTGCTCAAGCATATCTTAAATATAAGATAACTCAGGATGATATTGATCGGGGAAGAGCCTCGATGGAAACTAATAAAAAACAAACTGGAATAACAACTACAACGGCAACTGCTGATATTGTAGGAACAGCAACAACTTTTAGTTATTATGAGAATAGTAATTTTTTACAAATTCCTCCTGCAGTTATTGGTGTAACAAAGATATACCATTTTGATGGTACTAACACTATGACAAATAATATGTTTAGTGTTAAATATCAGATGTTTTTAAATGATATTTACTATTGGGGTGCAACAGAATTGTTGACCTATGCGATGACTAAAACATATCTTGAAGATATTAATTTTTTATTGACAACAGAGAAGCAAATAAGATTTAATAAGAGAATGGATAGATTATATCTTGATATTGATTGGGACAGTGTATCAAAGGATGATTATTTGGTTATTGATTGTTTTAGACAACTCGATCCAAATGATTATAGTAGAGTATGGAATGATTCCTTCTTAAAGAAATATACTACTGCTTTATTAAAGAGACAGTGGGGTCAGAATTTACTTAAGTTCCAAGGTGTTAAATTGCCTGGTGGAGTAGAATTAAATGGTAGACAAATCTATGATGATGCAGAAAAAGATTTAGAAATTATCAGAGAACAAATGTCTAATACTTACGAACTTCCTCCACTTGATATGATAGGATAATGGCACTTAATCCATTCTTTCAACAAGGTGCAAGATCTGAACAGAATTTAGTTCAGGATTTAATCAACGAACAGTTGAGGATGTATGGTGTTGAGGTACATTATCTTCCTAGAAAATATATGGAAGAGAAGACGGTAATAAGAGAAGTAGTTAAATCTAGATTTGATGATTCATATCCTTTAGAAGCTTATATTGATAATTTTGATGGTTATGCAGATAACCCTACTCTTTTATCCAAGTTTGGTATTGAACAAACAAATGAAGTAACTCTTGTTATTTCTAGAGAAAGATGGGAAACATATATCCAACCATTACTTAAAAACGAATCTAATGTAAAGTTAACTACCCGACCTAAAGAGGGTGATTTAGTTTATTTTCCATTAGGTGATCGTTTATTTGAGATTAAGTATGTAGAACATGAGAAACCATTCTACCAACTTCAAAAAACATATGTATACACTCTGAAGTGTGAACTCTTCCGTTACGAAGATGAAGTTATTGACACAGGTGTTGATGAAATTGATGATATTCTAACTGGTGAAGATTCTGATGGAATAGCAGAAGATGGTAGTACATCTACAATTCTTGGATACTCACAAACTCTTACAGTTGTAGGAACTGGAGTAACTGCTACTGCTGCAATTGGATTTAATACTGAAGGATCTATCAGATTAATTAACATTAGTAATAGAGGTGGTGGGTATAGTGCTATTCCAACAATTGGAGTGAGTTCTGCTCCTGCTGGTAAGGTTACAGGTATTCTTACTGCTACGATGATTAGTGGTATTAATGTATGTAATCTGAATATCAGTGATAATCTAAAATCAGTACAGCAAGTTGTTATTACTAATCCAGGTTCTGGATATACTGTTGCACCTACACTCCAGATTACTGGTGGAGGGGGTTCAGGTGCTGCTGGAACCGTCTTTATAGGTGATGGGGCAGTTGGTATCGTTACACTCTCTGACGCAGGTTCTGGATACACTACAGCACCTAGTGTAACTATTACCGCACCTGTTGGTGCAGCAAATACACGGGCAACTGCTGAAGCAGTAGTAAGTTCTGCTGGAACAATAACTGCCATCAATATTACTAATGCTGGTGCTGGATATACTTCAAGTCCAACAATTACGATTGGTGATCCTTCACTTGATAATAGTGGTAACTTCAAGTTTAATGAAGTCGTTACTGGATCTATTACAGGTGTAACAGGAAGAGTAAGAACATGGAGTGCTACTACAAACGTTCTAGAGGTTG